GATCGCTGCGGACGGCGCAGCGGCGATGGCTGCTGCCGTCAATTCCTGAAGGCTGCCGCTGGCCATGGCCTTGTGATGATTCAGCACAGGGCGGTGCGGTTCCGAAAGAGACCCGGCTGCAGCGTACATCTGCATCTTCTCGTGTCGCTCGATCAGGATTCTGCGGATGTGGGAGCGGACGTTCTTTACCCGCTTGACCACCCGCGTGAAAAATGTAGCGGCATCCGGGGTCAACTGGCCGCTGGTCACAATGTCGAACGTGCCAGGCTCCCTCGGTTCCTCGGTGAAGTCCGGCCACTCGACCACATCGCCCTCTCCGAAGACTGCCTGAATCAATTCCTCGACCGCTGACACGGTTCCGGCTCTCGCTGCCCACAGGAAACTCTTTTTGATGATTTCCCGCTTGGCATCGACGCTCAGACTGTCGACGTAGTAAGGTGTGCGGAGTTCCACGGCCAGAACGTCCAGAATACTCTCCGGCAGGTCATCAATGACGGACATGGTCCGGGTCTGGGCCAGTTCCTGCATGATGCGCCGCTTCTCCTGCAATATGGCGTAGGAGAAAGCGATCACCTCCGGGTCGTACCTGTAGGCATTGTTGAGCAGGTCGGTGATCTGGCCGTTGTAGAGATCAGTCATCTTCCAGCCCTCCGTATACGAGGTTGACGGTTCCGGGCTGCGCTGCCTCCGTGGTCGAGACCACCGTGAATGCCGGGGAGCGGATCACTGCCCGCTTTGCCCCGGCTGCCCGGATGCGGTGTTCCAGCTCGCTGGGGTTGATGTCCTTTCCGATGTCGCTGCGTTGCCACAAGACGTAGGCGTTCACGGCTTCGGTCACCTCGTTCTGGATGGTGGCCGCCTGTGCCATGTCGCTGCGGTTGATGTAGTAGGTCACATCGACGTTGAAGGTCTGGACTGCCGGAGCAGAGCAGGTGACGTTGTCCGTGATGGGCCGGATCGTCTTGGAGTTCAGGGATTCCTGAAGCCCTTTCAGAAATCCGCTGCTGGGAAGAGTGCCGTCCTTCATCAGGGCGTAGATCACGACCTTGCACGGCTCCGGGGAAAACGGGACAACGTCACCCACCTCGGTGCTGTAGGTCTTTGCCCAGTAGATGTAAGACCCCTCAGACCCGGCTGTCGATTCCGAATCCGGGGCGAGGAAGATTCGCTCGGCGAGGCTCTCGTCTGTTTCGAGGTTTGCGCCGCCGCCGCTCTCGGTCACATTGGAGACGCTCTCCACATAGGCCACCGGGTCCACGATGGTGGAGATCTGACCGGGCATATAGCCATTGCCGGTGATGCCCTCCACGGTGCAGGTGGCCCGAATGTCTACACTCTCTTTCCCGGCCTCGACCTCGCCATACTCAGAGGTGGCGAAGTATACGCCGTCGCCGTTGGTGACGCGGGTTCCAGCTGGGATGCCGATGGCGTAGCCTCTCGGCTCCGAAAGGGTGAAGCGGATAGTCGTGGTCGCTGCTTTCGGCTGCTGCCGAATTACGCCACGGTTGCCGCCGAGGTTGTCCAGAAATTCACCGTAGCTGTACTTGAGCAGATCCTGCTTGCCAGCCCGGTCGGTGTACATCTCAAGCTGGTAAAGGTCCAGAGCGACGCTGTAGATCAGGATGCGCATCGGGTCTGCAGGTGCAAGGCTGCGGCTCTTCCCGGTGACTTCCTTGTACTTTTTTTCGAAGTTGGAGACCATGCGGTTCATCATCGCGTCGACCGTGTCGTTGTCGATGAACGAGACCTCCGGGAGGTCGAAAACGGATTGCAGGGTATCAGGCAAGAGAACACACCACCTTTGCTTTCAGGCTGCCGCTCATCACGGCGACTTCGTCCGTGCCCTCGAAGCTTACCTCGCAGGATTCAACTCGCGGCTCGTACTTTTCGATTTTCTCCATGATTTCCAGTGCCACTTCGTTCATGGCTACCTGCACCGGGTGAGACACGGAATCGTAGCTGATTCCGAAATCCCGGTAAAGCGGGCAGGTGCCCGCAGGGGTCAGGATGATGTTTCTCACGCACCGGGCGATGTCCTCCAGCTCGGTGCTGTCACCATCGAAGCTGACTTGTACGTCAGAGATCTGCATCGTATCCCTCCCATCAAAGATATTCTTCCATCGTCAGGGTCATCTTTGCCTTGACGATCTCGCCCCGGCTGTAGACCACCTCATAGGCGGTTGAGGCATTGGTGATCTTCCAGCGGTGCTTTCCGACCCTCCGAAAGCCGATGACCAGCATCTGCACGTCGCCTGTCTCGACGCAGTTGTTGATGTAGTCCATCATCAGCCGGGGCCTGACACCAAGCTCTGCATTGAGTTGGATGTCAAAGGTGATCTGTCCGAGGCCGGGGCGGATGAACTCGGATTGATCTTTCAGCCCCATGCGGCTGTGCGTGGCCCACACTGCGGAGGTCGTGCGCTTGAGGTTCTCCGGCGTAAGAACACGCCGGTCGGAGGTCTGGAAAATCAGGCCGAGGCCCCAGTTTCCGATTATCACGTCAGATACCTCCTGCTTTTAGGGTATTGGTGGCGTTGTCGGGCTGGTCAAGCCCTGCGTAGTGTGCTTGTGCTGCTGCAGGCTGATCGTTCCAGCCTTGACATCGTTCGTTGCAGTAACTCCATCGTGGGTGGTGATCTGCTTTTCGACCAGCAAGGTCTTTTTGAGGGTGGTCTCTTTTTTGACCGTGACCTTTTCCAAGAATTCCACCTCCGGGGCGTTGATGGTGATCTTCTTGCTGGCCATGATGGTCATGGTGCCATCCTTGTTGGCCTGAATGGTGCAGCCGCCGACCTGAATCGTCCAGCTCTCAGTGGCGGTCACCTCGGCGGTGCCATCTATGGTCTGGCTGTATGCCTTGGCCCCGGCATCGTAGGTCTCGTTTGCGGTGCCCGGCTCGTTGGAGTATTCCTTGCGGTACACTCCCTCCCGGCCATCTGCTGGCTGGTAGTCGCCGTGCCACACCGGGCCGATGATCACGCCAGCGCAGCTGCCGTTCGAGAGATGACCCACGAGAACCTGATCGCCGATTTTTGGCATCCAGTATTCCCATGCGAGGAACGGTAACTCCGATGTGGTGCTGCTGTCCTTGTCCTCGTAGGAAATTCTTGCAGTGCCCTCCGGGTAGTTGATGCTGCTGATCTTTCCGATGCGGAGGATATTGCTGTCGGCCACTGGATCACCACCTCCTAGTTGGGGTTTATCCACGAGCCGGGGACGTTCTTGGCGGTCGTGAGGTTGAGCATACCCTGCGACGTGTTGAAGACGTAGTAGGTTCCGGGCCGCCGTACCCCGGACGGGTTTCCGGGTTTGACTTGCCCTGCTGCTGCCTCGGCTGCGGTGTAGTATCCCTTTTTCGTGGTCTTGAGTTCGTAGGTGTCGCCCTTAGTTGGAGTGCCGCTGGAGGAACTCTCGCTATTTTTGGAGGACGACGATTTTTTGCTTTTGGACCGCTCCGCGACCGTGCTGGACTGAGTTTTTACATCGGTGATGCGCTTCTCCACCTTTCGGAGTTTCAGGGCGGTCTTGTATCCGCTGTCTCCACCGAGCGTGTGAATCGCCTTGTCGACGTAATACTTGCCGCTCAACTTGCCGAGGCCAACGATCAGGACGCAAGCCGTTGCGAAAATGTACCATCTTCCCTTGAGCGTAAGGTTCAGGGTCGTGGTGCCTTTATTCGCGCTGTTCAGTGCGGCCAGAGCGATGGCGGTCGCCTCGGTCAAATTTTCTGCAGCCTCGTTGCAGGTCAGGATGCGGTCTCCATCTCCGGCCTCGACCGTGAAGGTCTTGTTTTTCTTGGAGTTGGTGTACTCGTACTTGACCCCGGTGTAAGTCCCGGCGATGGAGGTGTTCCATGACCAGTTGGGGTCGAAGTCCTCTTCTGTGAGGGTTGCAATGGTCGGCTTCTGTTCGTATGTGGCCTCGTCGAAGACCACGATCTTGCCGTTGAAGATCTTCATGGCGAAGCCGTATTTTGTGACCAGCGAATTGTAAAAGCTGCAATCGTCTTGATCGTTCTGCTCTACCTTTTCGATGGTCATTTCCTTGGCCTCGTAGAACAGCGCAATCCCGGCCCGCTCCGCGACCTTTTGCCCGATCTCCTTGAGGTTTGTTTTCTCGTAGGTCTGGGTACGCTTGGTCGATTTGAAGCTGCTTGTGGCCGGAATCGCCACGCCGTCCAAAGACATTCTGATGGGATTGCCCTTGAAAGAGAAATCATCCACGCAAAATGCGCCACACAGGAAAGAGGTTTTGATGTTGTCCACGTCCCAGTTCTGTGTTCTGATCGTTGGCTTCAGACGGTCCCCGGTTTGGGGAAGCCATGGCCCGATCCACTTTCGGTCCCGGTCGTTCAACTCGACGCTGATCGTGTCGCTGGAACCGCTGGACACATCTGTGTAGGTAAAAGAGGCGAGGTATGGGGAAACCTGCGCCGTGGCATTTTTGCCGTTGTACAAAAGTGCGACGGATGCCTTGCGTGGCTCCACTTGCTACCGCCTCCATTCGGGCAGGTCATCTGCTTCCACGAAGGATGCTTCCTCCGAAACCTCCGGCACAAAGACTTCAACCCCTGCGGGGAAGACCTCTGTGTCGAGGAGCCGGATGTTCTCCCTCGCTTCCATCAGAGCCTGTATTTTGGTTTCGTCGCCGTAGGTGGCACGAGCGATGGTGTCGAACGTGTCACCCTGAACCGTTGTGTAGATCGCCATCGACTGCCCTCCTGTTAGAAGTCTGTTCGGTCATGGTCTCGCTTCCACTTGTCCATCATCTCGTTGAACTCTTCTTGCGAGATTCTGCCCGCCTCGACCAGATCCTCTTTGGACGGGGTGCCGCCGTAGAACTGGTAGGTCGGGTTGTAGACGATGGATGGAGCGGGGCCGGGCTGCCCACCGCCAGCCGGGGCGGGCTGCGGGCGGTTGCTCCGCAGAGCATCCAGCAGAGCCGTGATGCTGTAGCCGGTGCCGGAGATGCCCTGCAGCTTGTCTGCAAGGAAACCCAGCCCGGTGCCGATCATGTTTCCGAGGCTGCCGTCGCTGTTTCCAGCGTTGGCTGCCTGCAGGGTGTCTGCCAGCATGGAGCGCATCTGCGTCCAAAGTTCCGAGAGCGGGAGAACGGCTTCTTTTCCGGCCTCGCCGCCGCCCAGCAGTTTGTTGCCCATCGCGCCGAAGATCTGCGCACCGTTCAGGATGCCGCCCTCTTTGTACCACTCGATTCCGAAATGCGGAACGCTGGGCGGCGAGAGGGAAAAGTCGCCGGTGATGCTGACGTGGGGCAGCTTGAGTTTCGGAAGGGACCAAGAGAAATTAAATTTCTGCTTGATGGCCGAGATCACGGAGCCGACCGCGTTCTTGGCAGCCTCCATCTTGCCGACGATGGCGTTATAGATGCTGCCGAAGATGTTCTCCACGGTCGTGCGGGCGGCGGTCAGTGCGGTGGAGATCGCCGTGCGGATACCGGCCACCGCGCTGCTGACGGCAGTGCGGGCGGCGGTGATCTTGCCGGTGATCGCAGAGCGGGCCGCCTCAAATGCAGAACTCGCCACGCTAGAGATTGCTCCCCATGCGGTAGCTGCTGCGGAGTGCATCGCCGAAAGGATACCGCTTGCGGTTTCTTTGGCCGCTGTCAGCTTTTGGGAGATGTACTCTTTGACGGCCTCGTATGCTGCCGAGGTCTTTTCGGCCACGGTCGTCCATGCTCCGCTCACGGAAGATCCGATTGCGGAGAGGATGGGTCCGAAGAAGGACTTGATGGCCGTCCATTTCTCAGAAATTGCGGAGCCGATGGCGGTCAGTGCGGTGGAGATTGCCGTGCGGATTTCCTCCCATACGGCGAGGACCGTGTCCCTGCAATTCTGCCAGATGAACTGGAACGGCAGGGTGATGATCTGGAATGCCGCACTCAAAACCTCGCCGATCAGCATGATGCCGACCTGAACGACGCTCTTGATGGTCTGCCACGCTGCGGAGGCCGCCGCTGTGATGCCCTGCCAGACCCCGGACAGGAATTCGACCGCTGCGGTGAACCTCTGCCTTGCTGCGGAGAAGAACTCAGCGATGGAGGACTGGGCGTTGCTCAGGAACGCTGCGGCAGATGCCACGGCGTTCTGTGCCGCTGCGATGACCTGAGAAAGCGCACCCTTGATGGCCGTGAATATGGCGTTCACGCCGTCGCGGAACCACTCACACTTGGTGTAGAGCAGAACGATGATGGCGATGGCTGCTGCAATGGCGGCGATGATGATTCCGATGGGATTTGCGGTCATCGCTGCGCTCAGTGCTTTCTGTGCGCCGGTCGCCACGGCGGTGACCTTTGCCCATCCAGCTTGTGCCAGCTGGGACACCGTGACTTGCTTCGTAAAGAGAGCCACGAGGACTTCGTTCAGCTTGAGGGTGCCATTAAAGGCTGCCTGTGCGATGTTGGCATTTTTGGTGCTCATCGCAAACAGATTCAGCTGCACCTGCGCCATCTGAAATCCGTTGATGATGGACTGGATGCCCTGCCCGGCTTTGAACGCCACAAGGACTGCCGCTGCTGCGATCAACTCATCCCGGAACCGGGACACGGAGTCGAGGGAGGACAGCATCTTGTTGGCGAAGTCTGCCGAGACCTGAATCGCGGTCAAAAGGCCATCGACCAGAGCCGTGACGAACGGCGTGGCCCTCTGGATGCCCTCGGCGATCAGGTTGATGGTCGTGATCGCAAGGCTGCCGAGGCTGTCGAACAGGTCCTTGTGGTCCACGATGACTGCGCCGACCGCTGCGAATGCGCCGCCGACCTTTTCGAGTGCGGGGACGCAATTCTGGGCGAATGCCTCAACCTTGGGCAGGGCGTACTCTACAAAGGCGTTGCCCGCTGCGGCGATTCGGTCGGTAATCGACGGAATTACAGCGGAGACGGCATTGATGGCATCCTTGGCGGCTGGCGCAAAAGTCTGCGCCAGCCGGATCTTCATGTCGTCCATTGCGCTGCCGAAGATGGAGATCGCGTCTTGCAGCGTGTCGGTAACCGTGGCGGCCATCGTGCTGAGTGCTCCGTCCGCATTGTAGAGGTCATCGGTCAGGGCCTCCCACTCGCTGCGGCCATCTGCCGTGGTGGTGTTCAGGCCGGAGATCAGGTCGTTCAGGGCATCGATATGCTCTTTACCGCCAAGGGCTGCGAGTGCAGCGTTTCGCTGCTCCTCGGTCATGTCCTTGGTGGCCTCATCTACGACCCGGAGGGTTTCGGCCAGTCCGATGAACTTTCCGTTGCTGTCAAAAGCGGAAATGCCGAGCTTGTCCATCATTTTGCCGGCCTTTCCTGTGCCCGTCGTGAGGTTGTTGATCACGGCGTTCAGGGCGGTTCCGGCTTCGGAGCCTTTGATGCCTCGGTTGGCCAGCACACCGAGGGCGGCGGCAGATTCCTGAATCGGAACGTGCAGGTTTTTCATCGTGCCGCCGACCGCGATGTATGCCTCCATCAGCATCTGTGCGGTCTGGTTGGACTTGTTGTTGGCCATCGCTGCCACGTCGAGATATTCGCCGAGGTCGTCAACCTGCAGACCAAGGGCAGAGAGCGAATCCGTCACAAGGTCGGAGCAGGTAGCGAGGTCCATCTGTGTGGCCTCCGAAAGCCGGAGGATGGGTTCCAGTCCTGCGATGGACTCGTTCACATCCCACCCGGCGAGGCTCATGTAACCGAGGGCCTCGGCACTCTCTGTGGCAGTTTTCGTGGTGGCCTTGCCCATATCCAGTGCCGCTTGCTGGAGGCGGGCGTAATCGTCAGCGGTTGCACCGCAGATGGCTGCGGTGTTCGCCATTGCCTGATCAAAGTCGGCGTATGTACTGACGGCATCGCCAACAAACTGGCCGATCTTGAGGGCACCCCATGCGGCGGCTGCTACGGCGGCGGCTTTTGCGGCGATGGAACCAAGGGACTGCATTTTTGTTTCGGCGGTCCCCATTGCGTTGTTGAAGCTGCTGGATACTGAACCGGCGATCTTGACCGCCAGCTTATACTCTTTTCCTGCGGCTGCCATCGGCTGTCTTTGCCACCTCCTTTGTGGTCGCTATCAGGTCAGACAGCGGCATTTTGAGAAAAAGGCCGAGGTCTGAATGAAGCGACATCGAAAGATTGATGCAGATGCTTCTCAGGTCGTCGCTGTGCCCTGCGCTCAGTCCTCGCTGTAGAAAAAAGAGGTCACACGGTTCTTAACCTTGAGGGCATCCTTGGGCGGCAGACCCCTGAAGAACTCGATGGGCTGCTTCGCTGCACGGGCGGCAATGAAACAGGCGTATTCGAGCGTCATCTCCGGCATAACGGAGAAGCTGCCGCTGCGGGTGAGGTAGCGGTCGGCGGCGATCATGTCCTCTGCGGACAGGTCATCCATGCCGGACAGGTCCACCTCGGTGTAGTCCTTGCCCTCGAAGTGATAGGCTTTGCTGAACTTCACGAGGGTGGAGGTTTCATCCTCCTGTGCGTTGGTCAAAATCTTTTCGTCTGCCATCAGGTGTACTTCCTCACTTTCGCCAGAAGGTCAACGCCGTTGACCTTGAACACGCTATTGAGCTTGTCCAGCTCAAACTTCGGGCTGCCATCCAGTTCGATGTAGATGTAGGTCAGGCCGAGGGTGACGGAGCCGTTCATGGCCTTGCCCTGCTTCATGTCGCCGGGGGACAGCTTCTTTGCCCGGCCACGGAAAACGACACGCATACCCATCTGGTCTACGTCGCCGGTGGCCCGGTCTGTGTACTGCTGCGAACCACGCAGAACCAGTTCAACCGCTTTCGTGGTGTCGATCATCTTGAAGACATCCTCAGAAAGCATATTGAAGATGATTTCCTGCTCAATGTCACCGTAGCGGCCAGTGATCACGGTCTCGAACTCGCCGAGGATGCCGCAGCCCTTGATCGTTTCGGTCAGGCCCTCCAGATCGGGCAGCTTGACTTCGCCGGTGGTGCCGACCATCCGATTGCCGGACAGGTAGGCGTTGTAGTCGTTGAGGACTTCGGGAATACCGTTAATAGCCATTAGTTGCTACCTCCGTTGATGCTTGCGTACAGCATATCCGGGTCAAACTCCAGCGTGTTGGTAATGTACTCTGCGGGTACGAACGGGGCCAGTTTCTGATGGAACGTCACCTTGCCGCTGATGATGTCGGTGGCGGTGTTTTCCTCTGCCCGGAACTCGATGTGTGCCCCAGCGCACTTGTTCTGTGCGACATAGGAGTTGCCACGGATGTTCTCGCTGTCCACGATGTTCTCCACCAGCTGGACGCTGATGGGGCCGTCGACGTGCTGGTTGTAGGTCAGGATGAAGCTGTTGCCCCACCAACTAAAGAAGCGGCGGCAGCAGAACCATCTGTCTTTGGGGTCTGTGCTGCCCGGATAGGCTGCCGTGTTGTTGCCCCACAGCCGCCAGCCGTTCTGGTTGATGGCGGTGGTCACGCCTACGCCGTTCAGGGCGTTGGCCTGTACCTGATCCAGAACGACCTCGGTTCCGTCTGCCAGACAGGTGCCGGTGATGCTGATCGTCTTGTTGGAGGTGGACAGGTAGGGAACATTGTCGTTGGCTGCATCCAGATATGCGGTGCGGGCTGCAGCAACTGCGCTGGCCCACAGAATGTAGCTACCAACTCGGAAGCAGGGCCAGAGCGGATATGCGTGTTCGCTGCTGACACCCGCGCCCTCTTTCTTGGCCTTGACCTCGGTGTAGACCTTTGCGCCTTTCTCTGTGGTGCTGTCGATGTCGACGATGCATTCACACTTGAACACGCCATTGATCTCGACGCACTTGGCAGCGAGAACCAGACCGACGTCCGGGTCATGCGACCAGCCGGGGGCCAGCAGCAGACCGGGGGTCACGCCGAACTTGGGATAGATCTGGCGGACCAGCTCCATGCCGGTCTCTGCGCCGGTGCTGGCGTTGTAGCCGCCGACCACATCTGCCGCAGTGACCGCAGTCGGGTCGATGCTGGTAGAAGTGACGCTCAGAGACTTGGCATCCTTACCTGCGCCGGTTGCGGTCAGGGTGATGACCAGATAGCCGTTGCTGTCAAACTCGGTGACGTAGTCGGTGTTCACTTTCAGGGCGGTGCCGCTCTCGGTGTCCTTTTTCACACTGACCGTGTCGGCGAGGATTCCGTCAACCTGAACGGTTGCCTGCATATTTTCCACCGGGACAGTCGATGCAGCGTTCTGCTTCTTGTGCTTCTTGGGGTCCAGAACGTTCACGAAGATCACCGGGGCGACTGCGTACAGCTGGAAGCTGGCATAAATACTCTGACACAGGGTGTACTTCTTAAAATCGTAGCTGAAGCCCAGCTGCTTTACCGCCTCTGCATAGCTGTATGCGATGATGGGCACGTTGGTGGCAGAGTACGGATCTTCGGCGAGATTGATGGGGGCCGTGCCGAATACGACCTGAATCGCGGAGTCGCCCTTAATGGGGGCGGTCAGGCTCGTGGCCTGTTCGAGAACGGTAATGCCATGCTGATATGCCATAGGGATTCACTCCTTTCTGAGGTTAGTTGCCCTGCTTCTTGTCCAGCTTGGCTGCATAAGCCAAAGCCTTGCGGTAGAAAACGGCAGCAGGGCCTTTGCCGTTCGTGATCTCCTGCATTGCCTTGGATGCATTCGCAATGGGAACGCACAGGCTCAGGAGTGCGGGTTCCTCCTGCGCCGCTTCGGTGATCGTCGCAGGGAGGGCAGTGCCGTCAAAGACGGTGCTTGTGGTGGCCACGCCGATAATGGTCGGGCCGAGGTAGATCGTTTTCTTCATGCGAACTTGTTTGCCTTTCTGCGGGGAGCGTGGGCTTCCCACGTCATGCCGACCGCACCGAAGAAGTACGGCCAGCTCTGTTCATCCTGAAGTGCCCATGCAAAGCCGTCCCCGTCGTCATTAAAAACGAAGGGACCGAGGGTGTTGGATTCCTCGTAGTGCTGCTGCATCGTTTCCATGATTGCGAGGACGCTTGCGTGGCCCTGATTGGTTAAATCGTCATCGTAGATGCCGATACGGAAAACAACAGCAATTTTGTGTGCGGTCATCTGATCCTTGACCCCGCCGCTGTCAAGAGCAACGATAATGTAAGGAAACGGGTCCTCATCTTCCTCGCTCTTGCGTTGGGGCAAATTCTGACGGAACACATGGACAGGTTCCATCTTCCCATCTGGGGTCTTGTATCGTCTGTCCTTAAACAGTTCAGTCAGGTCTTGCTGGAGCCTGACCTGAAGATCTCTTGCGGTCATCTGGTCACCCTCTTGATCTCTTTGAGAATGTTGTCCATGAGTGTGTCATAGATTTCCGGCTCAATAACGCCGTATACCCGGTCTTTGCTGCCGATCATCGTGGGGATGGAGTTCGACAGCAACTTCTTGATCGGGTAGCGGGTCTTGTGGTATCGCTGGGCGACTGAAACGTGACCGTTGCGGAACTTCACCAGAAATGCCTTGTTGTTGGATTTCATCAGCCCTTTCAGGCTGCTGGAAAGCAGGACCTTGGCTTTCAGAACGTCAGGCTTGTCTTGGCCGGTACGATATGTGGCGGGTGATACTTTGAAATCCTTTAGTTCCAGCTGTTCCCCGGTGACATTGATCGTGGCGGTAAAGTTCTTCATCTCGGTAAATTCCGCCTCGGCGCAGGCGTTCTTGTCCGTTCTTCTCCTCTGTGCTATACTCAAAATCAAAAGGAGGCTACTCAGACAATGTCACTGGCTATCGTTTTGTCCAATCCGTATGGAATTGTAATGTCCGCAGATCGAAGATTAACGACCACAATTTCCGATGAACAAACAAATTCAACAGAATCTTTTGTTCTCACTGATCATGAGCAAAAAATCTTCCTCACAAAATCCGGCCACGGAATCACCTATACCGGCGCATCCGGACTGGAAAATCAGACCCGTACGTCCTGTACCATCAAACGATGTCTTTCGCAGTTGAATGAATAGATCGGAAGAGCGTCGTGTAGGGAAAGAGTGTAGA